GTGAATCGTTTCATTTATGTCCCCTATTTCACTGCCAGTTTAAACGTCACCACGGTTGCCGCGCCGTTCAGCTCGGTCGCCTTAAATTTGTAAAAGGGAAAGAGCGGTGTGTTAATTTCAAAATACCAGACCTGAATGCCGTTACTGTCGCGGCCTGATGTGGGACCGAAGGCGGTAACGATAATATTGTCTGCGGTGAGCGCGCCCACCGGGTAAAAGGTTCCGGTCTTGGTCATGCCTCCGTACAGTTCGAGCTTTATTGCGGAGCTTGTGCCGGTCACCTGCAGGAAATAGCCGAATAGGCCATCAGCATTCTCCAGCGATTGCGCGGTTGAGGTGGCGGTGCCGCTGGCGGTAATAGCCTGAGCGTCAAATATGGTGCTGACGCCGGTGCGGCCGGCATGGGCTGAACCGCAGAGAGCGCAGAGAACGCAGAGGATGAAGATTGTTTTTATGTTTTTAATCATAATAGCTCCGGTTTAGGGGTTCGGGGCTCGGGGTTCGGGGTTCGGGGCTCGGGGTTAGTGAAATAAAATTTAATTCCCTAACCCCTAACCACGATTCCCTAATCCCTACGTAAGCAGCGTGTCTTTCCACATATAGCCGAGGTCAGAACCGGTCACCAGGATGTCGCAGTTTTCCGCGACTTCATAGACGGTCTGATGCTCTGCTTCCTCGCGCCAGCTCATGGTGCGCCGAGCCATGCCGCCCTCATAATCGACCCGCGCCTGCATTCCGGCGGCAGGGACCTTGAGGCCAACCGATGCCGGGCGATAAAAAAGAAAGCCCATGCCTTTGGTCGCGGTGATCTCCCAGATCGGGGATGAGGTAAAGGTGGTGCCGGCCTTGGTCTCTTTGGTGGAGTCTTTAAACGCCATGCCGACCATGACCTCATCCAGCTCTAAGAGCGCTGCGAGGATCTCTGTGGTGAGCACGCCGCGCTGGGTGTATTTGATCTTGTCCAACACCGTGCTCTCCTCTTTCAGGGAGAGGAAGGTGCCCAGGTCCATGAGCAGGCAGTTCGGCTTTATGCCGGTTGCGTTGTGGATGGCCTTGACGCCGGTTGCGATATCCACCAGAAAGGTGTTCGAGGCGCTGGCAGCCCACTTTCCGTCTGCGTCATCGCCGCCTGAATTGCCGTCTATCCAGGTGGTGGCTTTGATGAGCGCTGCGATGCGCGCTTCCTTGGCCAGGTCGATTTTCATGGAGCAGAATTCGACCGCATCAATGGCCGGCTGCAGGGGCGGCGCTCCGGGCACGTTTGCATACCGGATGTCTTCATCCGTTACCTCTTTGGCAAACGCATATTCAGCCGCCGATACATCAAGGTAATCGGTCGGGTAGCCGCCGCGCTTGGCTCTGGTGCCGGCTGCGCGGATGCCCGCTTCATCGCGATACCACGCGCCTTTCAGGTAGCGGGCGATCTTTGCTTTAGGTGATACATTGGGAATGATGGGAAAAATCTTATCCCCGATAAACTGCGGGGTTTTGTACTGGATGCTGACATTCTGCAGCGGCCCAGATACGATGTTTGCTCGTGCGTCAGGTTGTGGCATGGTTAAATCCTCCTTAAATAGGGTTTAGGGTATCGGGTTTCGGGGTTCGGGTTTTAATGAAGATTTTATTTCACTAACCCCTAACCCCCAGTCCCGAATCCCTGCATTTTAGTGAACTATCGTTCCCAGGCTATAGATGGTGACAGCCGGGGTGCCGACTGCGGTGACCACAGCCAGAAAACGCTTGGAGTTATTCTGGGCGATGGTCATGGTGCCGGACAGGGTGACGTTGGTGCCCAGGGTCACGGTGATGGTCTCGGATGCGTCAGCCGTGTTTCTGATGGTAAACTCAAAAGACGAGCCCACCGCGCAGCCGGGTATGGCTGCCACGATTTCCGCTGCGGTCGGGGTGACATCAGAGCGCGCGCCGCCGGCCGGATCACGCAGCAGGAGGCCGCCTAACAGCATGGCAGCGGTATAGGTGAGGTTACCAGCTGTTGCATCAGTAGTGACCGTTGCCATTTTGGAATTAACCCCGGTCCGCTTCGGGCTGAGGAGAAGCACGCTTGCCAGATCATCTTCAGCGCTTGCCGCCTCGATCACCACGGCTGAGGCCCCGGCCGGGTCAACCAGCGCGCCTTTTCCGGCATCGGTTGCGCTCACGTATTCAGGGCCGACATGGGCGCCGATGGCTGCGGCGGCGTTTACCTCAAGCTTGGAACAGCCGATCACGCGCACGGATGCCGCCTCGTTAATAGCGGGAGCGTTCTGCAGGATGCCGATGGGCACTTCGTCTGCCGAGTCAGGCCGGCGCACCGCGCCGGAGCTGTTGAGCACGACGAACTTGTACTGGTCGCTTGCCAGTGACTCTGCCGCCGGGAAACTGAGATCTAAAATTTTATTTTCTGTTGACATGTTAAAATCCTCCGGATTTTAGGGGTTGGGGGTTCGGGGCTGGGGGTTCGGGAGTTTCACTAATCCCGAAACCCTAAACCCTATTCCCTGCTCTATTGCATTTCTGTTGCGTATTCCTGGACCAGGGCCGGGTGCTCTTTCTGCACTTCGGCGAAAGCCAGGGAATACGTCAGGTCCTTGTTGTCTTTCATTTTTGCCTGGGTGAGCGCGTCAAGCTTCGCTCCGGCTGTGGCCCCCGAGCCTGTCGAGGGGTCAGCAGCCGTGGTCTCTTTGAAACTCACGGTTTTCGGCAGCTCGGCAAGAAACTTTTTCATGAAGTCAAGGGGCGTCTGCTTGTCCGCACCCTCGGCAAATTCGACGGTGTCTGTTGATCCGAGCTGCTCCATGAAGGTGACAAGGCCCAGCTTTTCCCAGGCGGGAAGCAGCTTTCCGTCTTTTTTCAGGGCTTCGCAAAAGTCCTTAATGCCCTGTTTACGCTGGCTGTCAAGCACGTCAGCGGTCTTTTTCTGCTCGGCCTTCAGCTGCTCGGCAAACTCTTTGGTGGCGTCTTCTTTTGCCTTAGCTGCTGCCTCGGTTACTTTTGCCTGCAGGTCAGCCTCAGAAAACTGCTTTTCGGGCTGCTTCACCACCACCGTGGTGGTGCCTGGCGGGACCGAACCATCATCGGGCAGGCCGTTCAGCTTTTCCATAAACTCGGCAAAATGCGCTTTTATTTTTTCTTTAATACCCATTGTTTTTTCCTCCTGTTGAAAATCAAAAGTTAATGATTTTTCCTGCTTGTCTTCCGCTGTAAACTGTATATCCGCAAGGCCCGGTACTGCCACCGGAGCTGCGCCGAAAAAGCCGACATGCGCCAGGTACGGACCCTTCCCATGGTAGTTAGTGTAAAACCGGGCGCTGCGTTTTTTATACAGGCCCTGCTTTATCGCTTCCGCAAACTGCGGTACTGCCTGCGCTATGGCCACCAGCTTAGTGCCCACCACTTTCAGTTGTTTCACCCAGCCGTAGGCCGGCGCTGTTTCGCCCGGATGGCCGATCACCAGCGGTGATTCGCGGTATGACGGGTCATAGTTTTTTGCTATGTCTTCCAGGTATGACACCGGATAATCAGCTGTGGCGCCTGAGCTGTCGGTGTGGCTGCCTGCCGTAAATATTTCCATTTCAAAATCAATCATAAAAACCTCCGCGCCTTGCGCGCCCTGAGCCTGTCGAAGGGTGCCTATTGCCTATTGCCTTCGATGTGCTGTTTTATTTTTATCTCAATTTCTCCGACTTCTTTTTCCGTCACGCCCAGATACGGGCGGGCGGGGATGGTTACCTTGCGGCCGCGTCCTGCCTGGCCGCCTTTCTGATGGATGCGCGCATAGGCTTTGTTTGACCCGATGGTGGCTGAGGTCGCATCAGCGCGTGAGCTTATCGATGGCTTTAACCCCGCCTGAGAACGGATAAGAATCTGACCCGGCCATTTGCGCAGCTTAATCCGCTGCTGTATGGTTGATGCTTTCAGGGCTTCCCATTTCGGACGGCCGCCTTGAGCGAAATTCTCTTCCATGGAGTCCATGAGAATGCCCGCCACCTGAGTCATGCAGGGGGTGAGATCGCTCATCGCAGCCGCGATCTTCGGCAACTGAATTGCCATGCCGTTTTCTGTCTGCCTTAAAGTTATTTTCATATATTCACCGCAGAGCACGCAGAGAGCGCAGAGAAAAACTTTGTGCCTTATGCCTCTTGCCTATTGCCTACCTTGCCCGGATTATAATTCCACCCGGCGCCGGTTGCGATCTTCTCGCCGGTGCGCCAGTCAGTAAATACTGCTACCTGTTTTTTCTCTCCTCCGACTTCAACCTCTTTCTCATGTAACATCCCTTTTGACGCGCGCACCATGAGGTCGCGCTCTTGCACGTTGTCCGGAGACAGCGCCCGCACTGAGCAGCGGCAGCCCCAGTCATTGGGCGGATAGAACGAGTCCCAGAAGGGATCATCAGCCGGGAAAACGAGACCGTTCATGGCTGCATGCGAGGGCCTTGTTGCCCCGTCCATCACCGCCACATACTGCCAGTAGGGCCGGTCATCGACGTTTGCCACCTGCTGCTGATAGCGGCCCGCCATGTATGAGGTCTGCAAATTCGTCTGATAGATGGTGCGGAGCCTCCAGGGGGAGCCAAGCTGCACGGTCATCCCGCCCTCCGCATCACCCACCATTACTTTTCCCCACCAGCCCTTAGCCTTCAGCGTGGGCTCTAACCCGCCGCGAAACTGAGCAAGCGTCTGGCCGCTCTCAAGCGCGGTCTGCGTGGCGATGCGGATGTCATTAAGAATGTCCTGGCGCATAACTTTTGCCACGGTAAAGGCCCTGGCGTGCGCTTCCTGCCATACCTCGTACCAGTTCCAGGAGAAGGCATAGCCCTTGGCCTTGAAGTAGTTTATGGCTGCTTCAGGGGCTAAGTTCATGGCGTAGTTTAAATCGATTTCGCGGGAAGCGAAATCCCGTGACCCGTGACCCGTGACCCGTGACCCGTTACGCATTTAATCGTCCCCACACATCACTGACGAACATGGCCCGCGCCATAATTTCTTCCAGCTGCTTGGTATCCATGAGCGGGTTTGCTGCAGCAAGCTGAGCCATAATTTTTTCAAAACTTTCACCCTGATTAATCAGCTCTAAAACAGGTTTTAAAACGGTCTCCATTTGGGCTTGAAGCGCTGCGTCAGGGATGTTTTCGCGGGCGGCATCGAGCTCCTGCTGCGCAGCAGTAAGGCTGAGGGATGAAGGCGGAAGGCTGATTTCCGCGAATTGCGCCGGGACCGATTCACCCATTAACCGATTCACCGATTCACCGCGAGCCAGCGGCTCGCCATCGACCGGCTCCGGGATGTCATACGTTTCGTAGAAGTAGCGGGCCGGCACATCAATCGACGCTGCGATTTTCTTGTCGCGGTCGATAAGCGTGTTTAAGTCATCGCCTTCCTCGCACTTAATCCACATCTGCGGGTATTCATCGCGCTTTAAGCCGGGGATGTTGAAATCGCAAATCCAGCGCAGCAGCTCATTGTTCAGGTAAAAGCAGAGCAGGTCTGCATCCGCCTCAATTATCTCATCCTTAACTTCCATGTGCGTCTGGCTGGCTGCATACGAGCCCGTGGCGCCCACCTGCGTGGTCAGGGTCTGACCGACAATGCACTTACTGGCCTGGCTATCGCAGTAGTCGCACAGCTCTTTATAGGTTGAGGTGCTTGAGGTGCGCGCGGCCTCTAACAGAGATACCTCCTGGCCTTCCGGGATGATTATGCCCGACTCCTGCTGGATGGCGGCTAACACTTCCAGCAGTTTGTCTTTAATGCCTCTCTCTGAGCCATTCGGATATTTTCCGACCGCAGTGGGTGAGCCGAATTTTTCATTGAAGAGCACCCAGAACTTAACGTTATTGCGCTTGAACCAGTCCCACCAGTAGAGCCGCTGGCCCAGGCCCTGGCCGTAGGGGTTGTCATCGCCGCCGGGGTAGATGAAACGCTGGATTTTCCGCTCGGGCAGCTCTTCTCCCATGAGCGGGGAGGTAATGGTGAGTAGCCGCGGGTTGCCGTGGATGTCAAAGGAGAAATACTTCGGCTGCCGGGCGATTATTTTCTGCACCCAGACATCGCCCTCAGATACTTCCCACATTATTTCCGCGCAGCGAAAGCCGTAGTGGATGCCGTGCAGCAGCTGAAACAGCACCTGGTCAAAGAGCGGGATTGCGTTCACCACTGATTCCACAAACTCAGCGGCTTTTTTTGCCGCCGGTGTGTCTGCTCCCGGCAGCACCTGGCGCTCTTTACCCGTCACCGCGAGCCAGCGCTGCTGATAATTTGAGTAGATATGCGGGTCACGCAGGATCTGCTCATAGAGCACCAGGCCCTGGCCGCTGCCCTGCCGAGAGAGCACCACGTCCGGGTTTGGGTACATCTTGCCGCCTAAATACCCGGCGGTGAAGTCCGTGCGCTCAAGGCCTGCTGCTTCGTTTAAATTTGGTTTTAGTGGTCGTTCTGCCATAATTTTCGTGGTTCGTGGTTCGGGGTTGGGGGTTCGCGACCCCCCTTTAATTCCCCCCTTGGCAAGGGGGGAGACAGGGGGGTTTCTTTTCATTCCCCGAAACCCGAGTCCCGATCCCCTAATCCCTATCTTTAAAATCCCTGCATTCCGCCGGCTGCGGCAAAGCCGCTATACCCGTCTGCTGCCACGCTTTCGCGTTTAATGCCGGTGCCCTGGCCGTCCACAATGCGCGGCCGCGCTGCCGCATGGCTGGCAAGCGCGCACGCCCAGAAGCGGTCGGAGTGGCCGTCGTCAGAGCGTTCGGCGTCAAAGCGGATGTTGCCGGCTGAGGTGACGATTCTTTTTACCCGGTGCAAATCTTCTCTGATCTTCTGATCAACCGGGATGCGCATTTTTCTATCTTCAAAACGTGGCCTAAGCGTTGTGGCCAGGTCTTCTTTCACTCTATTGGTAAAGGTGACCGCCTCAACTACTGAGGCGCCGAACGTATCCTGCAGCTCTTCGGCAAGCTGCATGCCGAGACCCGTTGCGTCAATGCAGACGCGAGCGGGATGGAGCGCTTTAACGGCCGCGCTGATGGCGTCGCGCTGGAAAGAAAACTTTTCTTTTTCCAGCTCTATGATGCGCCGCGACCAGAGCACATCTCCCACCAGCTCAAAGGCCCAGAATACGGTTAAATCACGCTTGCGGCCCACATCAATCCCGGCATAGACGGCGCCGTTGGTAAGCGGCTCATCAGCTGACAGGTTCTGCACCTCAGCCTCGCCGATCATCTCGTAGGTGAGATAGGCGGTAGCTTCATCTAAAAACTCACAGAGATATTCCTGCTGCCAGGCTTCTTCATCGCCCAGGGCCTCGTGCAGGGCTTCCGGGGTGGAAAACCCCCCCTCTTCGTCTTTTAATTCCAGGCCCTGTTTGACTGCGTCAAATATGGTTATAAAGTGCTTGGAGTAGCTGTCATTGCCGCTCCACAGCTCATAAAACTTGTTCTGCCGGCCCTGGGGCGTGGATATGAGGCGGATTTTGTAACCGCGCGTAACCGTGGGAAAGAGCGCCCGCCAGATCGCGCGCGAATCCTTATGGAAGGCAAACTCATCCAGGAGAATGTGGGCTGAATGTCCGCGCGAGGTGGACGGGTTGGCCGGCAGGCCGATAATGCGCGAGCCATTGGGGAATGCGATTTCAAGTTGCTTGTAGGTGGTGCCGTCTTCGGCCTTGAACTCTTCTTCAATAGCATCTATGGCAAGGTTAATGGCGCGGGCATGGATCTGCGCGGTGGTCATCAGTTCTTTACTTTGGCGCTCGCCGGCTGATAAAAACACCCATTTGGTCTTTTTCGCGTAACAATCAAGCACCGCTTCAAGAGAGGTGGCAAAGGATTTACCGGCCTGGCGTGAAAACAGGCCGATTTTAAAGCGGCTGCGGTCTCCCACCCATCGTTTCTGATAGTCATATAATGATACGGCGGCGGCCTTAGATGCCATATACTTCCTCTTTGATTCGCTGCAGCAGCTCCGGCGTTATTATTTTAGCCTCTGTGCCTGCTGCCTCTGTGCCTGCCGCTTTTTTCATCTGCTGCAATAACTCCAGAGCCTTTTTAAGGTCTCTAATCGCCCCCAGGTTGATCGCTCCAGGCTGGGAGAGCATTGTATTCACTCTCATGGCCAGCGCCTCGTCAAGGGCCGTTACCGCCTCCTCAGCGGTCTTTATTTCCCGCGCAGGCCCTGAGCTTGTCGAAGGGGCGCTTTCATCTGTTGCCTCCTGCCTATTGCCTATTGCCTGCCGTGAAGCCAGCGATTCCAGCCTGCTGACCGCGTACACATCCTGCGGGTCAAGGCTTAGTAAACTCTTTTCCAGCAGCGCTTTTCGCAGCTTGACCGTGTTGGCCTTAATGTCCTGCAGGTCCTGGCGATACTGGAGGCGCTTTTCCCGCCACTTCTCCGCCGCGCTCCACTCTTTAATCGCCGGCACGGATACATTGGTCTGGGCGGCGACCTGCTCATAGGTCATGCCGTCTACCACGTAGAATTCCTGAGCTAACTGGCGGGTTGCGAAGTCGTGTTCTTTAGCCATGGCTCGTGACTCGGGGCTCGTGACCCCCCTTTAATTCCCCCCTTGGCAAGGGGGGAGACAGGGGGGTTGCTTTGTGCCTCATGCCTGTCCTAATGCCCGTTTAATTGCACCGATGGTTTTTACGCATTCAAGATACTGGATGTGCATCTGCGCCAGATCAAGGGCCTGTTTTGCCACCAGGTCGGCTGCTAAATGCTCCACCCCGATAAACGGATCGAGTTTTATTTTAATGGAATCACGCAGTCCCGCTATCCGCAGC